GCTAGTCTCAATCATAGCGCCAAAATCGCATTTAGCCTTGAGGCACTAGAGCCTGATTTTGTGCCGATGAATACCCTTGATACGGCAAATCTTATTCAAGGGATCGAGCTTAACGCGTGGCGTCGCCCTGTCTCTTACCGTGTTTACATGGATAATCCGCAGGAAAATAACCGCACTTACGGGCGAGTTAAAACAGTGCCGGCGGAAAATATGTTGCACCTTGCGTTTAAAAAACGCTTGCACCAGTTGCGCGGCGTATCGATGTTGCATGGCGTAATCGTCCGACTTGCCGACCTCAAAGACTACGAAGAGAGCGAGCGTGTGGCTGCACGAATTGCCGCTGCCTTTACGATGTACATCAAAAAAGGTGATGCCGCACTCTACGGGGATAATGAGGATTACAGCGCAGACAGTCTGGAGCGAGATTTTGAGATTGCTCCCGGTGCAATCATTGATGATTTAAAACCCGGCGAGGACATCGGGTTAATCAACTCAAACCGACCAAACGTTAACCTTGAAACCTTTAGAAACGGACAATTAAGAGCAACGGCGGCTGGTACTCGCTCAAGTTACTCAAGCATTGCTCGTGACTATAACGGCACTTACTCAAGCCAGCGCCAAGAGTTGGTAGAGAGCTTTGAGGGTTACTCCGTTTTACAAGATACCTTTGTTGCGCACATCTCACGCCCTATTTACCGCGAATGGCTGAAAATGGCGATTGTCAGCGGTGAAATTGAGGTGCCAGTCGATATTGATCCTGCATCACTTTATAACGCCGTTTATAGCGGACCTGTGATGCCATGGATCGATCCGACAAAAGAGGCGCAAGCGTGGAAAGAGCGCATTAAAGGTGGGTTGGCAACCGAAAGCCAAGCTGTACGAGCAAGCGGTAGCAATCCAGCAGAAGTTAAACGCAGACGAAGAGTTGAGGTTGAGGAAAACCGAAAATTTGGTCTCAAGTTTGATACGGATTTAACTAACACAGGTACGACAAATGAAAAAGCAAAAAATGATTCTGTCGCCGATGGCGATGGCAACGAGCTCGACAAAGACGAATAACCAGTCTTGGTACTCAATTAAAGCCAAAGCCAACGACACGGCAGAAATTTCAATTTATGATGAAATCGGCGGTTGGGGCGTTTCGGCACAACAATTCTCCAAGGATTTTAAAGCCTTAGGTAATAATTTAAAACAAATAAATCTGCATATCCATTCACCTGGAGGCGATGTGTTTGATGGCATTGCTATCTACAATTTGCTGAAAAATCATCCTGCCAACAAGACCGTCACCATTGACGGTCTTGCTGCTTCTATGGCATCGGTTATCGCAATGGCAGGCAACGAAATCATTATGCCTGAAAATGCAATGATGATGATCCACAAGCCTTGGGGTATTCAAGGCGGTGATGCCGAGGATATGCGTAAATACGCCGATTTGCTGGATAAAGTTGAAGATACCCTCATTCCCGCTTATGCGGCAAAAACAGGTAAATCTGCCGAAGAACTGGCGGAAATGCTGGCTGCGGAAACGTGGCTGAATGGCAAAGAGTGTGTTGAACACGGCTTTGCCGACAAACTCGCCGAGCCAGTGAAGGCAATGGCACAACTTCAATCTAAACGTTTAGGAGATTTTCAACATATGCCAAAAGCAATCAAAGATATGCTGATGAAGCCACAAGGCAATGCAGTAACCACAACCCCCGCACCACAAGCAACCGCAGAACCGACTGCAACACCACAAGCAGCCGCTCCACAAGTGGTCACGGTAGATAACACCGCCCAAGTGAAAGCGGAAATGGAAAAACGCAACTGCGCTATCAAAGCCGTGTTCTCCCAATTTGGCGACAAGTACAACGATTTACTCGTGGAATGTTTGGGCGATTTATCCGTGACCGCGGAAATGGCGAAAGACAAATTACTGGCGAAACTCGGTGCAAACACCACGCCAAGCGTACCTGCTGCCAATGTGTATGCCGATAACGGTAACTTAGTGGGCGATAGCGTGAAACAGGCATTACTGGCTCGTGCAGGCTTAGATACAGACAAAGCGAATATCGCAGCCAACGCTTACACCGCAATGAGCCTACGCGAATTAGCCCGAGCCTCGTTAACCGACCGTGGCGTGAGCGTGATGGGGCAAAATGTGATGGGTATGGTCGGTATGGCGTTTACACACTCGACTAGCGATTTCGGGCAAATCTTGATTGATGTGGCACATAAATCACTCATCAAAGGCTGGGAAACAGCGAACGAAAATTACGACCAATTTACCAGTCGCGGCATTTTAACTGACTTCCGCCCGGCAAAACGTGTGGGCTTGAGTGAGTTTGGTTACTTACCAACCGTAGGCGAGGGTGAAGAATACACCTACGGCACGATTGGCGATGAAGGTGCGCAAGTAGCACTTGCCACCTACGGGCAAATGTTCAGTATTACCCGTCAGGCAATCATCAATGACGATATGCACCTATTAACCACGATCCCGTCAAAAATGGGGCAAGCGGCACGTGCAACCATTGCGAAGCTGGTGTTTAGCTTACTCACTGGCAACGCTACCGCACAAGATGGCAAGAAATTGTTTGATGCTTCTCACAAAAACAGCCTCACAGGTGCAGCATTAGATGTTGCGAACATCGACAAAGCCATTCAAATGATGAACGGCTTTGTGAACGTACGCGGTGAACCGCTCTCCATTGAGCCAGAATTTATGCTAGTGCCAACCGCATTGCACACCCGTGCGAAACAGGTGTTAGGTTCAGCTTCAGTCGAAGGGGCGGACATCAACAGTGGCATTATCAACCTAATTCGCGACATCGTGCCAACGATTAAATCACCACGCTTACAGATTGCTGATCCGAAATCGTGGTATCTCATCAACAAACAGGCGATCGAAGTCTCTTACCTCGATGGTGTGGAATCGCCATACATCGAGCAACAACAAGGCTTCAACATTGATGGCGTGACGACAAAAGTGCGCATTGATGCAGGTGTGAATGTGATTGATTATCGTGGAATTGTGAAAGTGACAAACGCGTAAGCGGTCGGATTTTAACAACAAAAGGCGAAGCCCCGTGTAACGGAGAATTACACGGGGCTTCTTTCATTCCAACTTCCAACACAAGAAAGAATAAATCGTGATTGATTTTAAACTACTTGATGGGGTTTGTAAAATGCTAGAAATGATGGAGAAATCAAAAACAGCAAAACATTTTATGTGGGCGGTGCTTGTTCTCACCTTTATTTGTGCGGTGTTGTGGTTATCGCCTAATTTCTTAGAAGCGTTGGGCAAATTTTTATCAATTCAACAAGGATAACGATTATGGCAAAAAACTATATTCAAGACGGCAATACTATTCGTTTTAGTGCAAATCAAAACATTAAAAGCGGTGATGTGGTGATGGTAAACGAACTTGCCGCAGTGGCAATTACCGATGTTGCCACAGGCGATGACGGCGTGGGCTTAACAGTAGGCGTGTTTACCGTCAAAGCGAAACAAGCAGACGACATCAAACAAGGCGATGTGCTTTACTGGTCAGAGTCAGAAGGGGCAACCAAAACCGCAGGCAGTAACAAACGCTTAGGTATTGCGTGGCGTAACAGCGGCACGATGTCGGTCGAAGTGGATGTAAAAATCAATGTCTAGCTTGTTTGACAAAGTCTTGGCGGAGGCGGACAACACTATCAAACAGGTAATGATGTCCGCCTTTACCATTAACGGCAAACGTTATCAAGCTGTGCTCGATGAATCGCCAAACTTGATGCAATATGAAGATAACCGCATCAACGGCACCACTCGCACGCTCACGTTGTTTAAATCTTCAGGTTATCAGCCCCAAATGGGCGATCTGATTAAACAGGGTCGAGCAGAGTACATCGTGCGTGGCTTTAGCTTTAACGATGAACTGATTATCTTACAACTGGAGTAATCAATGAGTGCAACAATTAGCGGGTTAGATCAGATTATTGCCAATGCGAATCGGATAGCCCAGAAACAGCTACCACGAGCCACCGCAAAGGCAATTAACCGTATTGCGAAACAAGCGATGCGAAAAAGTACCCGTTCTGTTGCCAAAGAAGTGAAAGTGCCGACAAAATTAGTGCGAAGCCGTACAAGGTTACGCCAAAAAGCCTCGGTGCGTAAATTGATGGCACAAATTAGCGTAAACCGTGGCAACTTGCCTGTGTTTCGATTGTTGGAAGATGGCGAGCATAAAGTGCGCGTGAGCAAAGGGCAAATCCGTATTGGGCAACATCGCATTCAACGAGGTTTTATCCAAACCCTCAAAAACGGGCGAACGCACGTGATGCAACGGCAAGGTCAAGCGCGTTACCCGATTGATGTGGTTAAAATCCCGCTTGCTACACCGCTGACTAACGCATTTCATCATGAGCTCAAAGATTATCACGAACAAATTAAAGTGGAATTAACCGCCGCCTTAGGGGCGGCATTAAGGAGATAGTGTGAACATCCATTACCATATTCGCCAGCAAGTGGTTGCAGCACTTAAAGGCGAAATTACCCAGGTTGAACATTTCTATTCGGGCAGACCGATTTTTATTGATATCGACCAGCAAAAAGTTGCCATTGCAGTTTTTCTGGAAGATACCGAATGCGAAGAAATCACCAATTGCTCGCGAGAGTGGAATGCGGTGCTGAATATCGCCCTGTATCTCAAAACTAACCAAGGCGAAGATGAGTTAGATAGCTTCGCTGAACAAATCAAAGTGGCAATGGATAATACAGCGTATGATTCGCTTGATAGCATCAGCTTGATGAGTTACGACATTGAGCAAGATCAAACGAATCGTACTTGGTTTATTGGCACTATTTGTTATCAAATTACCTACGAGGAATAACTATGGCAACTCAAACCACCCCATTCCAAGGCACCAAGTTCCGTATGGCAACAGGTGTAGAAACAGCGAAAAACATCACTGCTTGCAACCTTAACCCTGCAACTATTACGGTCGCACAATCGGGCTATAAACCCGGTGATGCGATTACGCTCACTGGTTTAGGTGTATTAGATGGCACTTACCCCGTCAAAAGTGTGGGAAGCGATGTCATTACGCTGGCTGATGAAGTCGATTGGTCGGAACGCGATCGCCCAACCAACTTTGCGGCTGCCAAAGCGGCGAAAGTGTTATGGTCAGAACAGTTCTGCGCGATTAAGAATATCGAAAAATCAGATGACAGTCTTTCCACGGTAGATATTACTACCGTCTGCTCTGAAGGCACAGAAACCGAACCAGGCGAAATTGAATATGGCTCAATCAAACTGAGTTTCTTCTATGCACCAAGTACTGAAATGCAACAACGTTTGCGCAAAGCCTTCCACGCCAAAGAAACCTTTCCGTTTAAGCTGGAGCTCACCAAAGGTCAAGGCACCGTCTTTGGGCGTGGCTTTATTGAATCGGGCAACGGCTTCAGCGGTGAAGTAAAAGGCAAGTTTGACGGCTCGGTCAGCATTAAACGAGCAGGGCGAGATTACTTATTGCCAGCCTAAGCGGTCGGATTTTCTGGCTATCTTACAAAATAAAAAAGCACTCGTCAGGAGACGGGCGCTAGCAAAACAAAACCCCGTGTAACGGCAAATTACACGAGGTTTTTTATTTCCCTTTCCAATTTAGCTCACAAGGAAAATAACTGTGAATAATTTTAATATAAATCTAACCTTAATTAAAGAGATTTTGAAGATGACAACAAAAATGCAAACGTGGAAATTTTGGGCAATCTGGTTACTGATTTTACTCGTTGCCATTGTTTTCAATCTTTCCGATATTCTGCCTGTTATTTTAAACCGATAAGGACACAAACCTATGAGCTTTCGCACAAAACTTTTATCACATAAACCCCAAATTACTGAAATCACCCTAATGGGCGAAAATTATTACCTTAAATCCCTCTCGGTGGGAGAGCTTAATCGTCAGATTTTTGAGCAACGCCAAGCGTTAATCGTCCTCGCACAAAAAGCGAATATTGAACTGCCTGAGCATGATTCAGAACAGTTTGATGAAGCATTGGAAAAATTCGCTCAACAATATCAACTCCCTCGTGCAATGGCTTCACGCCTGTGTGATGAAAAGGGCGAATTATTGTTTGATCCTGAAAACATCGACGACCTCAACCAAATTACCGAGCTTGATTCACAACTGATTGCCGACTTTAATCAAGCGGTGGCAGCGCTTAACCCAAAAAAATTAGCGAGCGAAGAAAGTTCCAACTAACCCTTTCGCTCGCACTAGGAAAAACGCTGGCGGAAATTGAACAAATGCCCGAAGAACACTTAACAGAATATCAACTGTTCTACCAAGAACAACCCTTCGGGCTTTGGCGGGAAGATTACCGTGCAGCACAAATTGCTTATTTATTGGCAGCCGTAAATAGCGATCCGAAAAAATCGCCACCAAAACTCACCGAATTTATGCCGTTTTTCGCTGAAAAAGAGGAAGAAACCGAAGAGGACGATGGAGTATCGGATTTTTTAGCAAAAAGATAATAAAAGGCTTGAATTTTTGGCTTTCTTTCCTTATAAAGAAAATAAATGAGGGGGGAAAATATGAAACAGACTTTTAAAGATATTGATTGGTTGATTACTTCAACTTTTAAATTCATCTTAGCACTAACTTTAGTTGTTGGGGTTGTGTTAGGGATTGCTTATTTTATTGAAAACATTAAAACTGGTAATGCCAAAGGTGTTTTAATTTGCTTTATGCCCATCTTATTTATCATTGCTCACTTACTAGATAAGTATTGGTGGAGGAACACAAAAAAATATCAAGAACTAATGAAGAGACACATTAAATAACCTATAGCCTGCTTAATCGCAGGCTTTTTTATTGGAGAAAATTATGGCGGGCTTGGGTAACTTAAATATCGAACTTAGCCTTGATGCAGTTAAGTTCCAACAAAATTTGAAGAGATCGGAACAACAGGCAAGACTATTCGCAAATAGAACGGTTGATTATTTAAAAAATATCGAAAATGCGGCAAATAGTATTAACTCTGCAACGAAATGGAATCTCAATTTTGATCGGTTTGATAAGGTTAAATCAGCCGCATTGCAAATTATTGACTACACCAATAAAAATACTGAATTAGCGAATAAGCTGAAATTAGTTACCGAGACTGAATTGCAGCACGCAAGAGCAATGTCTGATGTGTACAGCATTTCAATGAAAACAGCACAATCGACCCAAGCCGTTTCTTCTGTTTATCAGACTTTTGCTCAAAATGCCAAAGAACTTGGCATTAACCAGCGCCAAGTGGCGGAAATGACGGAAATTATTTCCAAAGCGGTTTCTATTTCTGGGGCAAGTGCCTCAGATGCCCAAAATGCCCTGACCCAATTTAGCCAAGTGTTATTGATGGGTAAATTCCGTGCCCAAGAATATAACTCAGTGATGACCCAAACGCCAGCTGTGATGCAAGCGATTGCCCGTACTTTAGGGGTTACAATGGGCGAACTCAAGGTAATGTTGGACAATGGCAAACGGTTGATAGGTTTATTTTCCAGAAGTGTAATCAGACCAGATTTAATTTATTTTTGA